TGATGCTCCATTATAGCGTGGTTTATAGGTTGTGCAGTGCGGAGCGTAATTGCGCAACCCCACATTTGATTGTGGTTCGTACACTCTTAAGGGCGTTTGTGCGCTTTGGTGGCTTGAAAGAGATTTGTGGTTGAACATCCACGTGGTCCACCGGTGGAGTTATTCCACCAAAATGTTTTATATTTTATTGAAGATTATGAATGAAGAAACCAGTATAGTAAATACACTATACGACGGGGCAGTTATTAGGGTTATTGTTAGGGAGAGATACGGTGATTTTTACCGTGGATCTATTATAATGGAACATGCTAGTCGATCGATGTGCAGTTGGGTTGTCAGATTGTTGAGACAAACTGGTACTGATATTGATGTTGCATTGTTTTCGCAGTCGAGTTCCTATGAATGGCCTCCAGTTACGATTGGAGTTCCCATTACTTTGGAACGGACGGAAACAGCCATTGTTCCCTACGTGGCACCAATTAATTTTAGATGTGCATTGCATGAAGGTGTGAGAAGCTTGAATGCTGCTATTGAAGATGAAGTTGGGACCGATGAACCTACCACTGTCGGTAGTGTACGCCAACAGGCGACTGGTGTAGAAGAAAATCGTGAAATCGTCATGGAAGACGATCACGTGGGGGGAGTTCAGTGTTCATGTGGGAAAAACCATTTAGTCATTGTACCCAGAGATAGGGAGATTAGGAAAGAGAGTTTTGTCTCAAATTTCAAGTCTGTCAATTGTCCAAAAACGTGTGGATGTGGGAAGAAGCACATTGTTTTGGGTAAAGATCGATGGGAGAGTGGGAAGGATACTAGAGTGGTTTCGTGTCCAATGAACAAGACTGAAGAGTACGTATGCAAATCTCGTGAAATGGCTGATGTGGGTGACATCAGCCAGTTTACATATGGGGAGATGGGCTATCGTCGGGATAGTAGAGGTTTTGTTGCTAGAGCAACGAGCACAGTTCTAACGAAGACAATCGGTGCGTGTGGATGGTCGCGCGATGTTTTCAAGGCAAATGATTATTTTGCGGAAGCTGTGAAAGATGAGGTGGATCATGGGATCCTCGACTTGGAGTGTTTGGAAGATCACAATCACCATGGCATCACTAAGAATGAAAGAGTAGTTAATCCCGCTATGCGGTGTTATACTCCAGGAATACTTGGTAAAGGTGTTGTCGGTACTATTGTGAGATATTTGAAAATGAAATTTTATCACCGAGAGGAGAGTGAATCCATGACAGCCACGATTACTTCGTGGTTTATGAGAAGTTACAAAAAATGGGATATTAGAGGTAGTGATTCGAATTATTTACTTAGTATGGTAATTCAGTACTATTACTATCTCCCCACGAAAGCAGATGACGTAGCTGGAGCTATCAAGAATCTAGCCATTTTGGATTACTGGAAGTGGAAGAAGAGTAATCCGAGCACATGGCAAAAATTCTTGTATGGTCTTGGCTTCAGAGTATTTTGAAGATGCCCAATCGATTTTTCAAAATCAACCAATTTGATCTATCCGGTGTGGTGTGAGGGAATGACACCAACCAGTATTAGAACTTGTTGTGATGATATTGATGTTAAGGAATTCGATGGGGATATTAAGGTGCGGAGATATGTCAGGTTGTTTGGTGCTAGTTTAGAGCACAAGCTTGGCGTGTACAACGTTTGCTTACGTAGTTCTTATAGAGCCTTGTCAGAGAGATTTATGAAAGTTGAAGTTAAAGGGCAGTTTTTGAAACCATTATTACCACAAGCTGGTAGGTTTTCATGTACTGCTCTTAAGTTGTTTAGGAAAATTATTAGTGGTTGTGTCGGGAAAAAAATACCTTGTTCAGTGAAAGATGTGGTTGACTCGTATCGCGGCCCTAAGAAGGTAACCTACCAAAAAGCGTATGATTCATTAGTTGATTTCCCTTTGGGAGAATTGCCGATGGATTACTTAGCTGGTTTCTTTGTGAAGTTCGAGAAACAAAATTTGGATAAAGCGCCTCGAGGGATATTTCCCTTTAGTCCACGCTATAACCTTGTTCTTGGAAAATTTCTTAAAAAAATCGAACATAATATTTACAAAGCAGTTTCTAAGTGCTTTCGTGGATATACTACTATATTTAAAGGTTTCAATGTATTTGAAACAGCTAGTGAATTGAGGAAATTGTGGGATCATTTCTCAAATCCTATCGCCATTAGTATCGATGCTGTGAAGTTTGATATGCATATAAGCTTGGAAGCGCTTTTATTTGAGTTTTCAGTTTATTGTGCTATATATGATAATGACCCAGAATTGATTAACCTTTTGAATGCACAACTCTGTCCGCACGGAGTGTGCTATACTCCTGACGGGAAGTTGGAGTTCAATAGAGTTGGTGGTAGGTTATCAGGAATGTTGAACACTGCCTTGGGGAACTGCTTGATCTCGTGTGCAATTGTATTTGCGATGAAGCGTGAGTTCGGCATTGATCTTCTATGTGCTAACAATGGAGATGATACAATTATTTTTTGTGAGATAGAGTACTCTAACCGAATCTTGAGGGCCATCCCTGGATTTTATGCTAGGTTTGGCTTTAG